TTAAATCCATTCTTGTATCAAATGGAGTTTTAAATGGGGGAGGTATTACTTTACTTGTTTTGGGTGCAATTTCTTTTAACCATTTATCTCCAGTACCTACATTAAAAACCCCACTAGCATTTTTATTTATTAATTGAATTATTAATCCTGCTATTTTATCAACAGTATCTCCAGATGTTTGAACTTTCCAAACTTTATCATAAATAAAAGGATTAGGTTTATGTAATTCTCTACAAATAAGATAATTTTTATTATTTAATTTAATATATTCATCTGCTAATAATTTAGTATAAGCATACCAAGTATTATCTGGAAAAGGTAAATCATCTTCAGATGGTGGAGTTGGGTTATTAGCATAAACAAATTCAGTAGATATATGTACTAATTTTTTACCATATTCTGAACACCAATCAGATAGCCTTGATACTGATTTGTAATTAATATTATAATGTGGGATTGGATTTGATGAATAAGAATCAGTATGTGCTATGCAATTGACTATTATATCATATTTAACTAAGTATTGAAACCAAGGAGTTAAATCATTAAAATCAAGACCATGAGTAGTCCTACTAATAAGATCCCAATTTGTTTGATTTGCTAATTCTGTTCCTAGTAACCCATCTCCTAATATTAATATCTTCATCCAGTTATTTTATAATAATCTCCTACTTTAAATTTCATTTTAGAATATATAGAAACTGCTCCCTCTTCCTCCTTATACTTAGATAAAGGGATACATCTAAAATCCACACTTACTCTAGTATTTTGAGTATTATTTTGTTTATTACCATGCATTAATTTACAACCATTCCATTTTACTACCTGTCCATATAAGGTAGTCATAGGGGTATAATCTGCTTTATCTTCTTCGGATTCTACCCAAATAGTATTAGTAGCATAGGCATCAGTAAAAGGTAAAAAGAAATTCCATACTTCTTCATTATGTGAATAATCTCTATCTCTGTGGAATTCAAAAACACCTAAATTGTTTACTAATTGGGTTCTAAAGGTAGGTATTTTTTGGTATATTACTTCTTCCCCAAATATTGGTTTTATTACTTTATTTATAAATTTATCATATAAAGGTAAAAATTTATCTAAATTATCATAATATCTACGATGCCATATTGTTGATTGATCCGTACCTTTAATAAATAATTTATAATCTTGTTCATTATGAATTTGTTCTAGACTATTAGTTTCTAATAAACCTTTAACAATCTTTTTAAATGGGTAATGGTCTGTATTATACTTTATATACTGCATTATTATTGTCTTTCAAAGAATTCTTTTACTTTATCACAAACATAATCAACGTCTTCAACTGTCATACCGTGGTGAGCTCCTAATAAAAAACCATTTTTCATAATAATATCAGAATTTTCAAAATCTTCTAAATATTCTCTATAAACTGGGTGTCTAGTAACATTACCAGCAAATGTAACTCTTGTTTGAATATTTTGTTCTTCTAAAAATGTTAATAATTCTAATCTATTTTCAGTTTGTAAAGGCATAGCTAACCAATTTGGTTCAATACTATCATCAGGTAAAATTAAATCACCAACACCCTTTAGATTTTTTATATAACGCTCAACATTATCTCTTCTAATTTTACTATTAACCCCAAATCTTTCTAATTGAACAATACCAAATGCAGCGTTCATTTCACTTGCTTTCATATGGTAACCTAATACACTATATAAAAATTTATGGTCATAAGGTATCCCATCAACAACATGATTAAATCTATCATCCATAATCTCCGAATCATCTCCTAATCTACCCCAATCTCTATATTGTAAACATTTAGTAACATGTTTTTTATCATTATACATTACCATTCCACCTACTCCACCAGCTGTTATAACATGCGAGGCATAAAAACTTGTAGTAGCAACGTCTGTTACTGGGGTCTTAGTTAAAGTATCAGCTGAATCTTCAATTAGGAAAATATCATCTCTACTCATTTCAACTAAATATCTTTTTAATTTATCCCAATCTGGTTTATTACCAATTAAATTTGGTAACATAATTGCTGATGTATCATCTGTTACTTTAGATATTACTTGATCTATAATAGCACAATATGTATCTAAACCTACATCAACAAATACAGGTACATACCCTAATTGAATAATTGGGGCTAATGTAGTAGCAAATGTACAAGCAGGAGTAATAATTTTAGTTCCTTTAGGTAAATCTAAAGCAGCAATGGCTAATAAACATGCTGATGATCCTGAATTTACAAATACACCATATTTTTTACCAAATGTTTTAGCAATTTTTTCTTCAAATTCTACGGATTTAGGACCTTGTCCACCTAACCATCCTGATTCAAGTGATTTTACTACAGCATCTATCTCTTCTTGACCGTATGCTTCGTGTTTATAAGGGGCGTACCATATTTTTCTCATAATGTCTCGTAATATTTATTTTGTTTTTCTTGTTTATCTATCGTTTTAGGATGATATAAAGCTACGCCTTCTTCAGCAGGAAGAGGAGCATAAGTTTTAAATCCTTCTAATTTTTCATGAACTTTATTTACCCATTTAATTTCTGGTTTATTTTTCCAAATTCTCCATTGATAATCAGGCCAATTAACCCACCCTTTTTCATTTACATTCCATCTCCATTTATTGATATGTTCTTGAGTTAATCCTTCTACTGTATTTACTCTAGGAACTAAATAAACTTCATTGTCAGGATTTGCTTCTAAAATTAAAGGTAAATTATCTATTAAAGACTTATTTGGGGTTTCATCAGCATCTATTTGAAATATATAATCCCCATTACAATAATCAGTTAATTGGTTTTTCCAATTAGCAAAATGCCCATTAAAATCTAATCCTCTCCAAAACTGAAAGTTTGGATATTTAGACTGTTTAGTTAACCAACTTGCAATTTCCTCTGTACCATTTTTTTGATCAAAAAGTACAATGATTTCATCCTGTTGTCTTTTATTTTGTCTTACAAAATTTACAAGTTTTTGTATTTCTACAAACTCATTACAAACTGTTATTGCATAACTTATCTTCATATCTATTCTGGTAATACTCCAATATATGAAAGAGCATCCATAAAGTCACGTTCTTTATAATTAGATAATGTAGTCATATCCATTTTAAATTCTTTTTCTTCATCTGGGATAGCTTTTACAGCTGACCATCCCCAATCATATCTACCATTTCCATTGGCAAATACCATTCCTTTATCTTTAATATTAATAATAGTAGGCATCCATACTTTACCAGTATCTTCTTCTTCATCCATTAATTCTTTATGAAGTTCAGGTAATAATTCAAATTGTTCATTAAAAAATTTTGAACCTTTTTTCATTAAAGAATTAGACTGAAAACCACACCCATAACATAATTCTATAGATATGTCTTTAGTTACTTCTTGAGTATAACAGGCATCAGAACCACAACGACTACATTCTTGTAAAGCATCAAATTTCATAATTTATATTTTTTCTAATTTTGGTAAACTCAGTTCTGGTAGATTTAATTGGACTTGTTTTGGAAATTCAGGTACATTTGAATCTAAAACATTATTTATTAATTCATCCATTTTACCCCAACTAAAATTATTTTTGACGTATTTTATTTGTTTTTTCGATTTTTTAAGTGCCTTATTATACTTTTTATAAACTTCTTCAAAATATTGTCCTATATGACTATCATCAGCTTGGAACCATTTAGACTCTTTAATTAACCATTTATTAGCAGCACTATCATGAACGTTTTCTAATTTACCTGGGATTAAGTAAGTATTATTTTTATGTAAAAAATCAACTTGACCACTCCATCCTGACGCTATAATTGGCTTACCTGTTAAACCAAATTCTAATAAAGGTCTACCATATCCTTCCCCTTTAGTTAAACTAACCATAGCTTTAACTTTTGGGTTATTATATATTTCATTCATTTCACTGTCTGTAAAATCTCCATTTAATATATAAATGTTAGGTAAATCTTTAGAATTTACTGATTTTTTTAGAATATTTATTTTATTTAAAATCTCTTCTCTACTAATATATGAAGTAACTCCGGTTGTAGCCTTTAATATTAATGCCGGTTTATTTTGTTTATTTTTAAATATTTCTAAAAATGCTTTTACTAATTTACCTACATTTTTTCTATCATGACCAAATTCACCTTGCATCCAATGTCCTACAAATAAATAACAGAATGATTCTTTAATATCATCTAATTTTACATTTTTAATTTCATTAGATGGAATTTGTTTATATACATCTAAATCAGCTCCTTCAAAAATAACTTCAATTGGTTTTTCTAATTTTACTTCTCCTATTGGTTGTTTTGTTTGGGGGTGGGTTTGGGTATATTTTACTTGTTCAAATATTTTTTTAGAATGTTTAGAAGATACCCAATTAATATCCATTCTATTTAAACCTTGTATCCATTCAGCTTGGCACGCAGTTGATTCTATCCCTGCAGTACAGCCTATATTATACTTCCCAATAGGTTGGAATTCATTTGGAATTGTAATTTGCATCCAAATTTCTGGTTGTACCTTCTGCCAATCGGGTGATGCTAAATGGTTTAGTAAAAAAGACCATTCAGGATTTTGTTTACAAAAACCCCATAATGTATTACCCCATCTTTGGGATAATAACTCTACTTTATATTTATCACTTTTTATAATTGACTTAATAACGTCTCTTGATCTAGCTCCATACCCTGAATAAGTATCAAATGGGGAGGATATTACAAATCTTGGTTTGCTCATTAATATATTAATTTATGGTTTAAAACTCTTCCTTTGTGCTCCGTTGCATTTACAATTTCATATTTTTCTTTAGGTTTCCATGTTTCAAATAATTCATTAAATGCTTCTATAACTCTTTTTGCTTGATATTCTGAGGTAAATCCGGCTTCTTCACTTAAAGCCCATTCTCTACCTTTTAACCCTCTAGATTTTCTTTCTTCGGAGGATAAGGAATATACTTGTCCTAATTTTTTATAAGCATCTTCCCAGTCACATCTATCATCAAATATATAAGGTGTTGGAGGTGAACCTTGGATTGATCTACTTGTTGGGTAAACTGGGAATGCCCATTCACCATGCTTTTTATAAGTACCTCTATGATTAGAAGGTATATCAGCACTTGGTGTAAACCATTTTCCATTTTCATCAACAAATCTCATTTGATCTTGCATTCCACCTGTTGTGTTAGCTATAATAGGTGTACCTGATAACATTGCTTCTGTAATGGTTAATCCCCATCCTTCATTAGATGTTAATAACATTTGAACATCTGCCATGTTATATAAAAAATTTAGTTGTTTTTGATTTAATTTTGAAGTTGAAAATTTTATATTATTTTCATACTTTTCACTAAATAAAAATTCTGTTACTTTATTTAAATCAGTACCTGCTTGTGATACCATTTCTGTATGAAGTACTAAATAACATTTTTTAGCTTTAGCCTCAGGTAAACTATCTAAAAAGCTTCTAAATGCTAACATAGTATCTGGGATTTGTTTTCGTCTAATATTTCTAGAATTAAAAAATACTACAAACTCAGGATCATCATCTCCTAATAATGATTTTCTAAACTTCTTAAATTCTTTATATTGTTTATCTTTTTCTTCAATAGGGAAATATTTAGTATGATCTAAACCATGGGGAATGTATTTAAATAATTTATTCTCAACACCCTCTAAAACTAATTTATTAATATTAACAGTTTGTTTAGAAATACCCATTAGTAAATCACATGCTTCATAGTATGGTCTATTATACATTGGAGCAGGGTAATCATCCCAAATATTTAAATATGTAATTGGAATATTTTTACGGATTTCATTTTCCATATTAAATAACCATGTAAAATATCTTGGATCAGTAACTAACATTATAGCATCAGGATTTTCAATACTAATAATTTCCCTTACTATATTTTCATTTCCATATCCATCAACTGGATATAAAAATACTGAAGCGTCTTCTATTCCTAGACTTTTATTAGTGTCTGCAGAAAGATCTAATCTTTTACCCTTTTCTGGGTGTTTAATCGCTCCTGCCATTTGTACCCAATTAAAATGTTGAGAGGTATGAAGAACTATTTCTTTTGCAACTGTTGCTACACCTGAGTGTACTCTAATATCGTCACATATTAACAATATTTTCTTCCTTTTTTCTTTAGGAAGATACTTAAAACTTTTATTCATTTTTTAATACAATTTATAGTTCGAGATCTGTTTGATTTGTAATAGCTTTACGGAAATTTTCATCTGTAAGAAACAGATAAATAGATCTATCAGCAAGTTTTTGAAATGAAAACTTTCGTTTTACACATTCAATCTTGAAATTCTCGAATAAATCGCTTTTTACTTTTACACTGGTAAGTGTCATTGGTTTTTTTGCGTTCATAGTCTTGATTTTAATAACATTATTTTAGTATACATATATTGGGATATCAGTAGATTATACCTTCCCCACATAATTCTTTTTCTTCTTTATAAGGACAAAAATTACAAGTCCATTTTGATGGTGTTTTAGGGTATGTTTTTTCTTTAATACCTCCATTTGAGGTAAAACACTCATTAATAAAACCATTGATAGCACTTTTTGCCCTACCTAATTTTATTTTACCACTTGGAGGTGTAAATTGTTGTACTCTATATGCTTGATATGGTGACATAATATTTTCATCATCTATATCTAACACTTTTCTTTTTAATATCATAAACTCAATTTCAATCTTATCTAATGGTATTCCATATTGTTCAGAAAAATATTGTTTATATAATAATAATTGGTATTGTTTATCTTCATCCTTTTTAGCATAATCATTCCAACCTTTAGTACTGGTTTTTATGTCGATTATTTTAAATGTCTCTGTTTCTTCATGGTATGTGACAACATCTAGATACCCCATATATAATACGTTATTATACATTTTATTTGGTGCTATTATAATTGGTAACTCACAACCAACTAAATATGTACCTTTTTTACTAAAATATCTACTACGTTTTTTCTTAAACCATTCTAATATTGCTACGCCATCTTCAAAGAATTCTCTCATTTCCGAGGCATCTGAAAAATGTTCATTATTATTTTTCTTATATTGAGCTTGATATTCAGATATATAAGCATTTTGGAAATGATCTTTTATATCTATTTCCCTATCTGCTGCTGCAAATGATTTTTCGTATGCTACATCTAAATAATGTTGCATTG